TTGTAACACCCGAAAAGGAGAAAAAGTAATGCCTACCATCGTTATGAACAAAAATAACCGCCTAACTCCTGAAGAAATTGAAGTCAGGATTTGGGCTATTGTCATCTTCTCCTTGACGATGATTCTCCTTGGCTCTGTAGCTATGTTCTTATATAGCGTTTCATTTGTGACTCAGCCTATGAATGGCATGGCGGCGATAGATAAAGTCTATACACAGCAGATTAATACCATTATGGTCTTCATCACTGGTGTACTGGGTGGTGTAGCTGGTCGTAGTGCTGTCTCAGCCAGTGCCAAGGCAATTGCCAAGGCAGAGGCCACAGACAATGATGAACCTCCAACACCATGAGTTTATTTAATCCTTGGGTGCTGTTGGCTATCTTGATAGCTATCTGCTCATCCTTTGGCAGTGGATACTATAAAGGTGGGCAAGATGAGTTTGCTAAACAGCAGATGGAGATTGCCCGACTTAATGCAGAGGCTAGACAAAAAGAACAGGCATTAGTGTCTGCTGTAAACAACACTTCAAATAAACTTGCAAAGGCAAACTATGAAGCCAAACTTCAAACTCAAAAGTTGCATTCTGCTATTGACTCTGGAACTTTCAAGTTGCGGATTCCTGTCAAAGCAGCCAACTGCCCCATACCAACCGCCACAGATACCACCCCTGCCAGCGGAGATAGCGTTCAAGCAACAGCCGAACTTGACGGAACGATTGCTAAATCTCTTGTCGCCATCACAGACCAAGGAGATGCCAACACAAGGCAACTCAACGCCTGTATCGATGCCTACAACTCAGTCTACCAAACCTTGAAAGGAAAACCATGAACTTATCAGCCAACTTCACCCTCAAAGAACTCACCAAGTCTGACACTGCTACTCGTTTGGGTATCGACAATACGCCTGATGACGCAACCATTGAGAACCTGAAGTTATTGTGCGAGATGGTTCTGCAACCTGTGCGTGAGCATTTTGGTAAGTCGGTGACTGTTAACTCTGGCTATCGTAGTCCTGAGAGTAATGCGGCTGTGGGTGGTTCTAAGACCTCAGACCACTGCAAAGGTCAAGCTGCTGACATTGAGATTGATGGGTTGCCCAATCCTGAACTGGCACAGTGGATCATGGATAACCTTGACTACACACAATTGATCTTAGAGTTTTACACCCAAGGTCAACCAAACTCAGGTTGGGTTCATGTAAGTTATGACCCTAACAACCTGAAGAAACAAGAATTGACTGCTATCAAAGTTGCTGGCAAGACTACTTATCTAAATGGTTTACAAGCTTAGTTAAGCAAACTGTCACAAATATGCGTCAACATTGCGTTTTTTACAAGGCGCATATATGAAACTGAATGACCAAGAATTCCTTGAATTGTGGAAACAGTATCAATCAGCAACTGACATGGCGGCGGCTACTGGGATGAATATCAGGAATATTTCTCGTAGGCGTAGAGCTTTAGAGATTAAATATGGTGAATCTTTAGAAGCGAAAAAACCCGTACAAAATATATCTACAAAACCTAGTGCTGCTCGTAAGGACTTAGGGATATTAAATGGCACTGTCATTGTTTTTAGTGATGCTCATTTTTGGCCTAGTATTCATACAACAGCATTTAAAGGTCTTTTGTGGGCTATTAAAGAGTTTAAACCTGTGGCAGTTATTGCTAACGGCGACATTTTTGATGGGGCTAGTATCTCTCGTTATCCGAGGATTGGATGGGATTCTGTACCATCTGTAATCCAAGAACTCAAAGCCTGTGAAATAGCAATGGGTGAGATTGAGGATGTAGCCAAGAAGACGCGACACAACACACAATTGATCTGGACACTTGGAAACCATGACGCTAGGTTTGAGAATAGATTAGCTGCTAATGCACCACAGTACGAATTTGTAAAAGGCTTTAGTCTTAAAGATCATTTTCCTGCGTGGCATCCATGCTGGGCTTGCTGGCCTACTGAAAATACCATTGTCAAACACCGCTGGAAAAGCGGCGTACACGCTACACATAACAACACTGTCAATGCTGGCGTAAACATCGTTACAGGGCATCTACACAGCCTTAAAGTGACTCCTTTTGATGACTACAACGGTACAAGGTTTGGCGTGGATACAGGCACTTTGGCTGAACCAACAGGCCCACAATTTGAAAATTATTTAGAACTATCGCCAACCAACTGGCGGTCTGGATTTGCTATTCTGACATTCCATGACGGTAATTTATTGTGGCCTGAATTGGTTCATACATGGGCAGATGGTCAGATTGAGTTTAGAGGGAAGATACACAATGTCTGATTTAGACTTGTTCGCCATTTGCGAATAGCGAATAAAAAAAGGGGGCAATTAAGCCCCCTGCAATAAACAACTGCATGGCTAGTATATCAGCCAACCAGTTCCCATACAAGACCATCATCATCTTCAACGATGTCGCCGACAGCGTATTCAACTTCTTCTTCTTCTACTTCTTCATCGCACTGAGCATCTTCTGCTTCGTCTTCTTCTTCTTCGTCATCATAGTCTTCAACTAAGTCATAGTCAGCAGCCCAACCATGTTCTTTTTGGAATTCAACGAATTCTTGAATGATTTGAGCTTTGTCAAAATCAGCTGTCTGAATAGTCACTGTTTGGTCTTCGTCCCAAGACCAATCACCAATGTCAATCACAACCTTGTACATAATATTCCCCTAAAAAATGGATGCGGAAAATCCCGCAAAACCACTTTATCCCAAAAATATGACAGTTACTCACCAATAAATAAAATAAAAAAGAATACTCCTAAAATACCAACAAATGTTCCAATAGCTAATAACAAAATTATCATTATTGTGTTTGTAATCACTTTGTTTCTCCAATCTTTAAGAGTTGCGTTTGACTTGCCATTCACGCTCATTGCGACCAGATTTAGACTTGACTGTTTGACCTGTCAACTCAATCAAATCCATTTTGGACAATTCTTTTAAGCGTCTTGATACTTGACTTGAATCTAAACCTGTTTGCTTGGCTATGCCATCTTTTCCAAGCGCACCATGATCCTTCAGGCACTCCACAATTATTTTGAAATGCTTGGATGCCAAATCTTTAGCTGCATCAGCCGCTTCATAGCTTGTGATTGGGTCAGAATTTCTAGCCCGACCAAAAATAGGTAAGTTAAAGAATTTTTTCACTTCACCGCCAAAATGTATATCATCTAATTTACTCATCATTCACTCCTGTTAAGTTAGTGGGTACTCACTTACGTTTTCCCCATTGAATCACATCAAAAAGGTATATCAGAATCCAAGTCATCAAAACCAGCTTTAGGCTTGGCTTTGGCTGCTGGTGCTGCCTGTTCTTCTTTAGGGCTTACAGCTAATCCCATGAACTTACCGTTCTTGCCCTCTTTTACCCATGCTGAGAGCCAGAATTCCTGACCAGCAACCCGAATGTTGCCTTTGTAGTCTGGGTGACTGTCTTTTTCTTTCTTATCGTTGCGAAAAAGTACTCCGCTGTTATCCCGTGGGCTATTATCCATTTAACACTCCTTTATACGATGAAAACTTTCCGTGATACAAATTTGTTGCCTCAATCGCAACCAAATCAGCTAATTCACGGTCTAAAAAATATCCAATGTGCTTTTCTTTATAGTTAACTGTTAATCTAACCCTCCATTTTTGTTCACGCTTTGACCATCCTACATTTTTACAACCACTAACATTATTTGTCCTTAACTTTTGATTCTTTAAGTTTTGAGAATGTGTTGCTGGTCTCAAATTCTCTATCTTGTTATTTGATTTATTTCCATCAATGTGGTCAACCTCTTTTGGAAAATATCCATAATGAAACATAAAAATAAGTCTATGAGACATATATGCCCGACCATATAGACCTATCATCTTGTATCCATGATGAATTGTTCTTCCAGCAACTTTGTTAAGAGTTATGTTCTTAGCAATTTTCTTTTTCCAAATGAGATTGCCGTCCTCATAGTGAAATATTTCATTTAACAATTCTTTGCTAATTTCCATATTTACACCTTAATTTCATTGAGTTTTTTAACTTTGTCGTCTACTTCAACCAAGAAGCGGATAACTTCACTTTCGAGTTCTGCAATATAAATATCATTGCGCTCGATCCTTTTAACAAACAGTTGCAAGTGCGATGGCATTCGTGGGTCAAAACTCACAAAGTCACACCAACTTCTGTT